TGGATATCGAAAATGCTCTTATAATATGCCTCGTTGGCAAGGTCCACATAATGGCTGGTGCTCCTAACCTTTTCCTGCTTATAAATCTGCTGCATGGTCAGGTCAATCTGGTTCTGGAGCTGCTGGAGCCGTTCAAGCCGTGCCTGGAATGCTGGGCTTTCCAGTTCTGCAAGGATGCCCGCTGCTGTCTGCCCCCTTCCAGGCGCCCTTAATGCCTGTTTCAGCTCATCCAACGATGTCTTGTCCTTTAAGTCATTTAGCAGTCTATATGCCTCCGCGTCTGTCAAGTGATGCTTACGCTTGTACCGCTCAAATATTTTATCCAGCTCATGGCTGATATACCCGGATGCTTTTTGATACAACTTTGCGATATCGTCTGCGGTATCTTCGGCTGATTGCATATACTCAAACATCTGCCGGGCCTTACGGCGCTCCCAATAAGACAAACTGCTACTCATCTACATCACCGGTTTTCTTCTCCTTCACTGTCTCCTTCCCATCATCGGGTGGTGGAGTATTGGTCCCAATACCAAACATGGCCTGCTGCTGTTTAAGTGCTTCTTCGGCTTCCTTTTCCACTGCCTCAACCTCCGCCTCTACATCATCCACAAATGGTACCTGTGACAATAGAGTCCTCTTGCTTATCTTACCCCATAAATTAGAAATAATCTGACTGATTTCCAGTAGGTTTTTAGGCAGTGCACGGGTAAATGTCGGGATTATACCGGATATGTCAATGTTTATTGCCCTGCTCTTATTCAACCATCCAGAAAATAGTCGCATCCGCTTACGTAGCCCCTTTTTGTAATAACGTGTTTTAATCTTGGTAATGTTTTCCATGCCAAGCAGCTTAAACTCCATTGCTACCCCAGACACATTCCCACCAAAGGACTCATCCGTCATACAGGGGATGTGGGAAAATTTATGTATATCCTGCTCGACTGCTTTTTTTAATATCTCCACACCTGTCTCATCAAACGTCCGAGTCAAATATTCTGCTTTTGCATCCTTAGGCAGTTCCAGTAGCTTATCATCCTTAAGCCGTTGTGCTGCGTTTTTTCCGTCAGCATCCTTCGTATCCTCATCCCCAAGCAGGGCACCATAGAGGGCCAGGATAGAATCTATAAACTGCTCCTTGTCGGTGATACGGTCACTCATCAGTGCGTTGTATGCATCTATCAAAGGTATTTGCAATTCAAAGTCGCCTATCGCAAGCTTATTATTCCTATATTCGATTACGGGTACCTCGTCAAAATAATGTGGTTCTGGTTCCTCCAGAAGGGGCTGAGGTCCCTCAATATCGCGGATATCCAGCACATATTTATAATGCCTGGTTAGCACTGTTGCAACATACACCGTCTGATGTCTGTCACTATCATCCTTCCTCGCATAATAATAGACTGCAAATAGTTCCTTCTGCTCTATGGTGTCATCATAGACCACAAATGTGTTTTCAGGCTCCAGCGTCTTGATTGTCAGGTCAGTACCGCCTTCTTCTGGATACACATATTCATAGCACCGTCCATAAATGGATAGGTCAAGGCCATTATCACCGTCCGCCTCATCGGCACCAGCAAACTCAAACGCATCCATTAACGGTTTTATGTCCTGCTGGCTTTTGTAACTTACAGGGTTGCCAATAAAATAAGAGCTGGCGGTATCAGAAATATCCTTCGCATGGTTACAGACCAGCTTTGTTTTCCGCTTCTCCCCCAGTATTTTATGCTGCCCTTCATAGTACCGTTTCAGCTTTCTGAACCTATGGACCTCCTTCTGGTGTTTCTTGATTAAAGTAAGGATAGCCTGCTTATCTGGGTTTGTCTCATCCCAATTCTCACGGGGTAATGTATATATATACACGGTTTATCACCTTCTTTCAGTTGAATTTCTCTGCTATTCTCCGTATAATGAAAACACAGCCTTAATAGGCCAGTAACATGCAAAGGAGGAAGTATCGTTGCAAACGGAAGAATATCGCATGTTTAAATGTTGGAGATATAAAATCAACACTCATATGACTTATTATTACGATGATGGTGTTCTCACTAGGGTTCACTGCTCTCTAAAGGACAATCACGTAAAGAAATGTGATGGTTTTCAGTCTCCAGGGTATGAATGTCCCCTACTCGCAGGGCATTCAATCCAAAAATCTCCCCCGATACCTTAGTAATTACATTCATATCAATTTCTGATGGGGGTACATAACAAAATAACAGTCTTAATGGGCACTGCTCACATCTATTATCCATGTTCTTACAGTAACCATTAAGCCTGTTATAAAATTCTTTTATATCCATTCCAATCTCCTCAATATAAACCATAATCAGATTTCTTCCTAACCTTTGCCTTCTTACTTGTCATCACATCCTCCAGCGCATACCGGACCGCATCAATTGTATGGTTGTCCTTGTCTGGATAGCTACCTTTAAAGTTCCCATTCTTATCCTGCTCCAGTTCATACCCAGTGAATTCCCTGGCCGCATTCGGACAGCGTTGTTGGTCAATGATAATTTCGTTCACCTCATCAGCCAGGAACTCCATGCCGAAGTCCACAGACCCCGGCCCCTTCCTTGCTCCTACTACCCGTAACCCCAGTTCATTCAATGCATCAATTGCCCTGGGGTCCTCGCTGTCTGCTGTCACAACCTTATTAAGCGGATTGTATTTTTTAATTCGGGCCGCCAGCTTTGTATTTCCCAACCTTGGGGCATAAACTTCGCCAAACAAAAAAAGACGTTTTCGCGTCTTATCAAAATGCATCTTCTCATAAGCCGCTGGGTCTGCGCCAAATCCAAAGTCCAACCCGTGATAAATCCGGTCAAATCTTGCCATCTCTTCCTCTGTAATCGGGCGCACTGTCACATTTTCAAATACCTGTCCGCCCGTTCCTGTAGCAATCCCCAGATATTCATGTTCATATGCTTTAGGTTTGGTCTCCTTCAGGCCTTCAGCTTCTAAAAAGAAATCTTCCCCCAGCCACTCCGCCGGCACTGTCCTATAATCACTGTGGTGGACAATCGTATTTTCACGACTTTGAAGGATATCCTGGTTCACCCAGTTATTCATAGACTTTGGGGGATTCCACGAATAGAAAACATAGTATTTCGGACCGCCACGCATCAATGACTGAAGTATGGTACGTTCCTCTGAGTCTCCGTCAAACTCTGCTCGCTCCTCAAACCAGATATACTTAAAGTACCCATTTGCCAGCTTTACAGATTTAATCTTTTGCGGGTCATCCGCACCACGGAAGATTATCTTATTTCCAAACGGTATGTATGTCAGGCTCAGTGGCGAATATCGGATTTTCCATTTATCTGCCACACCAAGCGCATTGATTGCCCATATAAGCTGTTGGAACACAGATTCTTCCAGGAACCGCCCTACCTTACGCATTGCAATGGCATTGGCCTGCGGGTCCTGCATCATCCCCAAAGGGATTTCAAGGCTGATGAACGACGATTTTGTGGAGCCACGACCACCAGCAAGTTTATAATGCGTATGCCGATGCGCTGCAATATCCCGGTGGAGGTCATAGAAGGAAGGTGCAATCAGGTCAGATAATCTAACTTGTGTCTGGCTTTGGGATGTCGTCAATTATCATCACCCCTCCTATCTGTCCGCTGTGCTCAATGTCCTGCTTATCCCTCCACTTATCTGGCCTCCGGTTCTTAAGCCAGAATATCTGTGCAGTGGTATCTGGTACAACCTCCTTGACCGTGACTGTGACCTTATCTCCATCGGCCGTTTCCTCTGTCTTGGTTTCCTTGTATGAATATCCAAGTGCTCTCTTAAGCAGTGCATTCTCAACCTGGATGTCAACAACCTCTTTTCCCTTTTTTAGGGCCTCCGATATGTCCGGATACTTCTTTTTCCACTCATATAACGTTGATGGGGTAATTCCGGCATTCTCTGCTATCTGCTCATCTATTAAACCGTCTCGCGCCCAAGCTTCCAATTTCAGCAAGCCTTCCGATGTTAACCAGTATTCAAATTTCCCTTTCGCCATCAGGCTTACCTCCTTTACTTGCTTTATGCTACGCTATTCTCCCATCATCTTCACTGTTTTATCCAATTTGCAGTTCAGTGTTATTTCCGATGCCCATAAGGCCATTAACCGGTAATCCGCAGCAGTTATCTTCTCCTGCATAGCGCGTTCGTGTATTGCTTTAGTAAGGTCCAGGTTCCTGTCAGCGATAACAAGCCGCGCCGGTTTAACTCCTAATAATGGTTTCTCCCATTTCTCTCCCATGTTCTTGTCCTCCTTCATGATATATAAAAAGGCACCTGATTACTCAGATACCTCTCTTTCCGCTCTTAATCTGTTCAACTCCTCAATCATAGAATTAGGCACGATACTGTACCCGACCAGCCGTATTTTCCTGGGCGCATCTTGTCCTATCTCTATCAATCCCTTTCCTGCCAGGTGCTCCATGTAAAACGCAACAGATGCAGTAGAGCTCAGTCCAACCGCTTTGCATATCTCCCGTATGGTCGGTGCATACATATTCTCCTGCATGTAATCAACAATGTACTGGTATATCTGTGTCTCCCGTTCTGTCATTTTCATATTCTTTCCCCCTATCTTAGTCATAATTATATGACATCCTCATGGCTGTGCATCTGGTAATATATTCCATCAAGGAGGCCCCGGACACCCTGAGTTTCAGGCGCCGGGAATTGGGTAAATAAAAGGCACCCATTGCTGGATGCCTGAATGCTTACACTTTTCTCATTTTAATTATAGCATACCTTTTTTGTTAATTGTGTTAATTTCGTTAATCTTTTACATATTTAGAAATTATTTGCGATATCCTTCCATGGGTATATCCCAATTGTTTCCCCACATCTTTTACTTTCTCTCCTTCAATATATCGAAGGAACAAAACCTCCTTATCCCTGGTATCTTTAATAGTTGAAATGAATTGCTCCACTTCATCCACCTCTTTCTCTGCCTGTTCAATCTCCTGACCCAATCTTTTGATACGCTCTGCTTGTTTATCAGCCTCCACTGGTTCATCCATCATAACTGTAAAACGCTGTTCTATATATGGGAAATTAGGACTTGACCCCTTTACTTTTCCCAGCACAGTAGGAATTTCTTTCATCTGCTCATCCTGTATTTTATTCCTGTTTCGCTCAATCAGCCGCTTATTCGGCAGATACGCCTCCAATAATCTTCTTGTCAATCCGATTTCCTCCTTTTACCCCGCGCACTTGCCATGCACGGCCTGTGTCTCCTCCGGGTCCTCAATGATATAACACTCCATAGTTGTATTGACATTGCTGTGTCCCAGGACCGCCGCTATGTCCTTAAGTGATGCCCCATGTCGGGCCATGTATGTAGCCAGATACGCCCGGAACCTATGCGGGTGCAGGTTTAACCCTTCAAGCCGCGGGTCACTGGCCACTATCTCTTTGAGCATCTTGCGTATGGTGCAGGTGCACACCCTGCCATACACACCACCAGTTTTCCTAAAATTTATGAAAAGCGCCGCGCTGGTGTCTGGCAGTGCCCGACGCCACTCCAGGTATGCTTCCAGATGTACAATAGCGCGTGGAGTGAAGAACGCTGGCCGTTCCTTGCGTCCCTTGCCGTAAATGATGCAGCGCTTCCTGGTGATGTCTATGTCGCCAATATCTAATCCGACCAGCTCTGATATACGCATCCCTGTAGCCACCAATATCTCCACAATGGCTCTATCCCTGACATGCCGACAGCCACACCGGATGATTTC